TAGGGTTTGGTGAGGGTGATCCAAAATTAATAAAACCAATCCTTGCAAGAGCAGCACAAGAACCTAATATCTTTTTGATAAGTAAAGATGATAAAACAGTTGCAAAATACAAATCTTCATTTGCATCTGGTGTAAGGAGTGATAGTACACCAAAATCAGCAATAAATGACGGATCAGCTAAGTCTATACAATCTGAAGAAATGAACCCTAAATTGAATCCAAATCAAGCAGCAGAGATTGCAGCTGAGAAATGGTTTACGGATACAGGAACAGAGAGAAGAAAGAATTTGACTGCGGTGGATGATCAAAAAACTTACATCGCAATAGCAAAAGCAGAAAAAGCAGCACTTAACAGGCCGACACGACAACAATTGATAGATTCAAGAGAAGTACCACCAGATTACTTTGATGAAAAATATATGGGTAAAGATGGAGGGAGACATCAAACAGAGTTTCAAGTGCATGAACAAGCACGTGCCTTAGAACAATGGAGAGTCGATGAGCAACAGAGGGTAAGCGATGAAGGGGTACTGGAGAGGGGTGGTGAAGGTGAAGGTATGAAGAATAAGCCATTAAATGCAGGTAAGAAAATACCTCAATTCAAAACTGGTGATGTACTGAAATATACAATGGATCACACAGATGAGCCTTTTGAGTTAAAAGTTTCTAAAAGTGCAAATTTTGGCGGTATCAATGTGGTTTACCATAAAGACCCTTATGGGAAAGGTTGGTCTGCAACAGAAGCGGTTACAGGTAGGAATCTAATTAATGATGCTACAAGAAAATCTGTCATGGAGCGAACAGAAAAAATGTTTGCTAAACCTGAAATGGTTAAACAGGCTCATGAAATAATTAAAGAAGTACGTCAAAGTAACACTAAAGCTGGTGTAGGGCCAACTCCAGAAACTATTGAACTGTTTAAGAGCCGTATGACAGGATCATTTGATACTAAAGCAAATATTCGGAAAAAAGGCGTAAAATCACTCATTAACAAAGTGCCAAGTGTAAAAGGTGCTGGCAAAGCCCTTGCACTTACTGGTGTTGGCCTTGGAAGTTGGCTAGTTGCCCCAATAGTAGCAGAAGCAGGGATAGATGCTTATGAAGAAGCTACAGGCAAAAACGTGACTTGGGATCAAAGACTGAGGCAATATGCAAGAGAATTTATTGGTAATATTAATGTCGTTAGTGGACTTGGTGAAGATCCTGGTTACTTTAATGTTTTATTTGGTGACTATGATCAGAAGAAACTACAGGACTTTGGTAGAAGACGTAAAAGAGGATTATCTGGCAAAGGCAATGCTTCTATAATCAATATGCTGAAACCTTCTACCGATAATGCGTGGAAGAATAGAAGGGGAGCAAGGAGGAATTGATATGAAACAATCGGAAATGATCTCTTACGCTGAGCAAAGGCGTAAAAATAGGAAAAGCTCACCTGCTAAAAAGCCTGAAACACAAACTAGCCTGATTAACGATAATTCTACTTCTATCTCTGCTGCACCAGTAAAGAAAGAGAGAGAGGTTATGACTCTGTTTAAGGGAAAACCTAGCCTATCTACTGACTTTGATTATGACAGAACATTATTTAACCAAGAAAACACACCTAGAGAAAAAGAGACAGCAAAGCAATGGTCGATTAAGAGAAAACAACAAGCGCAGTTACAGAAGCCTCCTCCTAAGATGGTTAAAAAATATGATGCTGCAAGTCAAACTTATGTTAATAAACCATCGACGGCAAAGAGATTTCCAATAGATCCTACAACAAATAAGTCTTTAGAAGGTGTAATAACTGAAGGAGATCATATTGCATCACTTTTTACAGTTCAACAGATGGTAACACCTCCATCGTATTTATCTACAGATTTTGTAAAGAACAAATGGAAAGTTAGAGAAGGTGGTACTGAAAAGTTATCACCAAAGCAAATGCAGAGTTTGTATCTTACTGACCACATTCAAATGACATCTAAAAAAGTCAATCGTGCAAAAGGTGCAAAAAGAATTGCTGACTATAGAAAAGAAGGAGGTTGGGGTGCAGAAGGTCTTGTTAGTAGAGATATTGCAGTTAAGCAAGCTCGTGGATACCATGACTCTCTCCTGTCTGTAGCAAAGGAATTTGGGAAGAGAGGTGGTTTCAGCAGAGAAGATGCACAAGCATACAGGGAAATTGTAGGAGAAGACCCTAATCCGCTTTTGGATGGCAGCGATCCTGCGTTTAGTCCTCCGTCTACTAAATCAAATATAACAGGCTTCGATGCGTATAATGATAAAATCAGACAAAGCGCAGCGGATGCACAAAAAGAAAGAAAAAAAGCACAGAAGGAATGGGAAGGTGAAATTCCGTCTCAGCCTAATCTTCCTGTTTCCTATCCTGCGCCATCAAAGCCTAAGAAACAGATTGCACAGAAGGTTGATAAGCCTGTCCAAGTCAAAAAGGAATATGAGTTATCGCCAAAAAAACAATGGCGAAGATTAAAAGGGACGGAAAAATGGGAAAAAGTACCAGGGAAGAAGACATCGGCTGCTAAACCTAACAAATGGAAAAAAGCTGCAAATACTTCTAATACTAAAAAGAAGAAAGTTGATGTATTAAAGAAGATGTTCCCAGGTATTGATGGAGTTAAAGGCGTAAAAAATAAAAATGGTGTATTAGTTACTGAACGAGTAGCTAATATAAAGCGTAAAACTAGATACACCGAAAATGGGGCGTATTGAGTAGTGCAGAACGAGCAATACAAATTGCAGAAGCAATAGTTGAGGCAGAGGAGACTAATAAGTTAGTAGTCTATAAGCCCTATGAGTATCAAAAGAGTTTCCACAATGCAAAAGATAGCTCTGGTAAACTCGCAAGGCAACGCTTGCTTATGGCTGCTAACAAGACAGGGAAGACCTACTGCGGAGCCGTTGAATTAGCAATCCATCTAACAGGTCTGTATCCAGACTGGTGGACAGGTGCTAGATTCACTAGGCCAGTTACAGCATGGGCTGCTGGTAATACAACTGGTAATACGAGAGATATAGTACAAGCAGAGTTGATTGGAGAACCTGGTGATCCTGAAGAATATGGGAAAGGTGCAATACCAAGAGAATTGATTGTAGGAACCCCATTAAGGTTGCCTGGTATCCCAAATGCAGTACAAAGCCTTGTAGTAAAGCATAAATCTGGTAAGAATTCTAAACTTATGTTTAAATCGTATGAGCAGGGCAAACAGCAATGGATGGGTAAAGCAGTTGATGTCGTGTGGCTAGATGAGGAACCTCCACAAGATATATACTCTCAGGCACTTCGTGCATCTTTGAAATCTGGTGGACTGGTATATATGACATTTACACCAGAAACAGGGATGACTCCAGTAGTTACACAGTTTATGACAAAGCTAGGTAGCTCACAGGCACTCTTTGCTGCAACATGGGATGATGCTCCTCATTTGAATGATGAAATTAAAGAAGAGATACTGAGGGCATTACCGCCTCATGAACGAGAAATGCGGTCTAAGGGTATTCCTATATTTGGTTCTGGTATGGTCTTCCCTAATATAGAAGAACAAATACAATGTGAGCCATTTGCTATACCAGAATACTGGCCTAAAGTGTGTGCCATAGATTTTGGTTGGGATCACCCAACTGCTGCTGTTTGGCTTGCATGGGATCGGGATACAGATACAGTATATGTCTATGACTGTTACAGACAATCAGCACAAACGCCTGTTGTCCATTCTGCTGCTATACGTGAAAGAGGGAAATGGATTCCTGTCGTATGGCCTCATGATGGTAGTCAGCATGATAAAGGTTCAGGTCAATCTCTTGCTGACATTTATCGTAAACAAGGACTGAATATGATGCATCAGCATTTTACAAATCCGAAAGGAGATATTGCTATTGAACCTGGCATAATGGAAATGTTACAAAGAATGGAAACAGGCCGTTTTAAAGTATTTAACTATTTAAGAGATTGGTATGAAGAAGTAAGAATGTATCATCGTAAGGATGGTAAAATTGTAGCAAATATGGATGACTTAATGAGTGCAACAAGGTATGCAGTTCAGTCATTAAGATTTGCTGCTTTAGATAAATCTGATAAAAAACGTAAACGCAAAGCAATTGGGGCAGCACCAGGTGAGTGGAATTATTTTCCAGTTGAAAAACGTGTATATGCATAAGGAGGAATATGAAATTTAGTTTTGGCGGTTCATTAGGTAAGGCCTTTAAGGGATTCAGCGGTAAATTTAATAAAAGTGAAAGTTTTCTAGGAAAATGGGGTCGTGGCTTAACTCATGGATTAGGCCAAATGAGAGACGATCTTACTAAAGCAGGGGGAGGAACAATTGGTGAGCAGCTGTTGCATAGACCCTTGCGTGAGGGTGAACTTCAAACAGATTGGAATAAAGGACTTAAAAATCTGGATAGGTCTACAATGGGCTGGTCTAGGCAACTATCACCATTATGGGAAGGTGGCTTAAGTGGTACAGGAGGCTCATTACATCAAGACTTACTACCATGGATGGAAGACACAGGAATGAAGGCATCTCATCATTTAATGGGGACAAAATATTTCGCAGATAATGGGGGAGGAGGAGGATCTTCTGCCACAGTATCAGCTGATACCGAAGATCCAAGTTTAATTAATCAAGGAAACTGGAAAGCTCCAAAATCAATAGATTCTTTATTGAGGCGAGAAAATATGTTGAATCGTGGAGGATTAGCAACCGATTTAACTAAAACTAAACGTGGGCGACAAAATGTTGCTGACATTGCATAAAAGGAACTCATGAGGATATACACAGAGGTAGTTTACACCTGGGATCATGATAAAGGTGAATTAGTTCAAGAATCTTCAAAATCATTTGACTATGAAGGTGAGGTTAGCCAATGTCATAGAAAAACTTTCTACGGAATTCCACAAGCCCATTCACATGATGCAATAACAGAGGCAGCTTCGGATGCTTACGGTGAATTAGAAGGTGCCGTAACAGATGCAGGACAAAAT